GTAAAATTTCCAGAAATTGAAGAGTATTATGTGTATACACCACCACAAAAACAAATGACATATGGTGGTACACAACAAAAAGGTGTAAAGATCATGAAAGATTCTGTCACCTATTGTACTTCTGGTTTAGTTGATAGAAATAAAGGTACTATTCTTTCATATTTACATAAAGCAATTAAAGCACTCAATCAACTTAGAATGATTGAGGATTCTTTAGTCATCTACAGATTATCAAGAGCCCCAGAACGTCGTATTTTTTATATTGATGTTGGCAATCTTCCCAAAGTAAAAGCAGAACAATACCTCAAAGAGGTAATGAGTCGCTATCGCAATAAACTTGCATACGATGCAAACACTGGTGAAGTTCGTGATGATCGCAAGTTTATGTCAATGATGGAGGATTTCTGGTTACCTCGTCGTGAAGGTGGTAGAGGAACTGAAATCACAACTCTTCCCGGTGGTCAGAATCTTGGTGAGATCACTGATATCAATTATTTCCAGAAAAAACTTTATAGATCTTTAAATGTTCCAGAATCTAGAATTGCCGGAGACGGTGGATTTAATCTTGGAAGGTCTTCAGAAATTCTGAGGGATGAACTCAAATTCTCCAAATTTGTTGGTAGACTGAGAAAAAGATTTTCAAGCATGTTTAATGACATGCTTCGTACACAACTACTCTTAAAAAATATCGTAACTCCAGAAGACTGGAAAATGATGGAAGATCATATCCAATATGACTTCCTATATGACAATCAGTTTGCAGAACTCAAAGAATCTGAAATGATGACAAACAGATTGACACTATTGACAACCATCGAACCATATATTGGAAAATATTATTCAACAGAATATGTTCGCAAAAAAATCTTAAGACAAACAGATTCTGAGATTCTTGAAGTTGATTATCAAATTCAAGATGAAATTGCAAAAGGAATTCTTCCAGATCCAAATGCTCCACCACCGGGTGATCCAAATGCATTACCTCCAGAAGATCCAAATGCATTACCTCCAGAAGATCAAACAATGACGCAAGATCCTATGGCAATGTCAGCGCCATTAGGTGATGTTCCAGAAGATCAGATGCCCGATGAATCGATTATGCAACCACCAGTAATAAAACCCAAAGGTGGGAAAATATAAATAAAGACATAATCATATAAAAAAATAATGGAACATACATTAGATGTTGTTGATTTAATTGCAACAGACGCTTCTGCATCAGAAATTTCTGATGCTATCAAAGCAAATCTTTTTGCAAAATCAGCAGAAAAAATTGACGAATTGCGCCCATATGCAGCAAATTCTTTATTTAATAATGCATTTGAAGACAGTGAAGAATCAGAAGACGAAGGAGAAGAGAACTAATGGCATCCCATGTTCTTATTAAGAGTTCTGAGGTAACAGTCCCAAATTCAGTTGGATCTGGAACAAGTTTTAGTGAAGCTACAGTTGTTCGTTTAGTGAATACAAGTACTTCTGCAGATTATGTAGTTACTGTTCAAGAATCTGCTGGTGGTTCAACCATTGGAACTTTTACAATGTTAAGAGGTACTGTTGAATTTTTAGAAAAGAATCCAACTTATACAGTATCGGTGAATTCTGGAACTGATGTAAAAGGGGCAAAAGTAGGATTTACAAACTAAAAAAAATGAAACTCATCACAGAAGAAATTTCAAACGTAAAGATCATTACCGAAGGCAAAGGTATCAATAAGAAGTTATACATTGAAGGTGTATTTCTTCAAGGTGAAATCAAGAATAGGAATGGGAGAATGTATCCCATTCAGACTCTTTGCAATGAAGTAAAACGTTATAACGAAAACTTCATTCAAAAAGGTCGTGCTCTTGGTGAACTTGGACACCCCGATGGTCCTACAGTAAATCTGGATCGTGTTTCCCATAAAATTACTTCTCTCGTTCAAGAGGGAAATAATTTTAAAGGAAAAGCATGTATCTTAAATACTCCTATGGGTAAGATTGCATCTTCTCTTCTCGATGAAGGTGTAATGCTTGGTGTTTCTTCTCGTGGCGTTGGTTCACTCAGGATGACCAATGAAGGTCATAAAATTGTCGGTGAAGATTTCATGTTAGCAACTGCTGCTGATATCGTTGCCGATCCTTCTGCACCTGACGCTTTTGTTCAGGGAATTATGGAAGGAAAAGAGTGGGTTTGGGAAGGTGGAATCCTTCGTGAGCAACTTGCAGAAAGAACTCAGAAAACAATTAACACTCTTGTTGACCAAAGAAGACTTGAGGAGCATAAGTTAAATCTATTTAACGATTTCCTCTCAAATCTTTAATTTATAAATAAATATAGATTAATACAAACATATCTAATCAAATGTCCGTTGGTAACAATTTACAAGAAATGGAAAACGTAGTAACCAAAGGCGCAGCTCCTGCAGAACCTATGCAAACCATGGGTGTTCCAGTGGAGGATCTAGGCGGCCCTACCCCAGAAAATTATCGTCCAGATGACGATTCAGCTAAGTTAAAAGAACCATCTTTAGCACAAGTCAAAAACGTTGTTAACGCTAAGGCAGTTAAAGCTGAAGAGGTAGAGGTTGAGGAAGAGGATACAATTTCTGAAGAGGAATTTGTTGACGAATCTCAAGAAGTTTCCGAAGATGCCACCGAAGAACCCGCCGAAGTTACTGAAGAAAGTGAAGAAGACGGAGAAGTGGTAGTAGAATATGATATCGAAGAAGATATCAACGCATTAATTGCTGGTGAGGAACTCTCTGAAGAATTCCAAGAAAAAGCAAGAACAATTTTTGAAACCGCCATTAATACTAAGGTTTCTGAAATCAAGGAAGAACTTGAGTCTGCTTACGAAACTGCTTTAGTAGAAGAAGTTGCAGAAATCAAGACATCTTTAACTGAGCGTCTCGACGCTTATTTAGAGTATGTTGCTGGTGAGTGGATTCAAGAGAATGCACTCCAAATTGAGCACGGTCTTAAGACCGAAATGACCGAATCATTCCTCCAAGGAATGAGAGGACTTTTTGAAGATCATTATGTTTCAATCCCTGAAGATAGATATGATGTAATCGAGAGTATGGTAGAAAAACTTGATGAAATGGAAGATAAACTCAACGAGCAGATCGAAAGAAATATTGCTCTAAATCAAAGATTAGCTGAGTCGGTTGCTGATGTAATCTTTGCAGATGTCGCTGAGGGTCTTGCGATCTCTCAGAAGGACAAACTCGCTTCTCTTGCCGAAAATGTTGAGTTTGATGGTGAAGATACCTATCGTGAGAAACTAGTAACTTTAAGGGAATCATATTTCCCATCCAATGCTGGTACTCAAAGAGATGAATCCGAGACCATCTCAGAAGATACTGAATTTCAAGAAACACTCTCTGAGTCTGTTTCTCCAAGAATGGAAGCATATCTTCAGACTCTCGGAAGAGTCGCTAGAAAGTGATTTTTAAATTATAGTCAAACTAAAACTTTTTTAAAGAGGTAAAAAATCAAATGCAAAACCAAGAGTATTTGCAGGAGAAGTGGGCCCCTATCCTTGACTATCAAGGACTCGATGCAATCAAAGATTCACATCGTAGAGCGGTAACCGCCACCCTGCTAGAAAACCAAGAAAGAGAACTCCGCGAACAGCAAGAGTTCCTGTATGAAGCTCCAACCATGAACCTAGGTAGTGGTGGTGCTTTTGGAGGAACTGCATCCGGAGATAACGGAACTCCTACCGCTGGTTTCGATCCCGTTCTGATCTCCTTGATCAGACGCTCCATGCCAAATCTGATCGCCTATGATATCTGTGGCGTTCAACCAATGACAGGTCCTACTGGACTTATCTTTGCAATGCGCTCCCGTAAAGATTCTCAGACTGGTGCTGAGACCTTCTACGATGAGGTTGATTCTGCGTTCTCTGGTCAGAACCTGAACAGAACTCTCAACAGCGGTCACGACTCTGTTGGTTTAGGTACCACTGGTCAAAGTGGATCCAACCCTGGACTACTTGCTGGTTCCGATGCTTATAACGTCGGTCAGGGCATGAGTACCCAGGATTCTGAAGGTCTAGGAGACACCGGTGACACTGGTGCCTTCAACCAGATGGCCTTCAGCATTGAGAAAGTTACTGTGACTGCAAAGTCCAGAGCACTCAAAGCTGAGTACTCCTTAGAACTCGCACAAGACCTCCGCGCCATTCATGGTCTAAACGCCGAGGCTGAGTTAGCAAACCTCCTCTCTACTGAGATCCTCGCTGAAATCAACAGAGAAGTCGTTCGTACCATCTATAAGACCGCTAAGCCTGGTGCTCAAGCAAACGTTGCTACTCAGGGAACCTTCGACCTCGACGTTGACTCTAACGGTCGTTGGAGTGTTGAGAAGTTCAAGGGTCTGATCTTCCAGATCGAAAGAGATGCTAACGCAATCGCCCAGCAAACTCGTAGAGGGAAGGGCAACATGATCATCTGCTCCGCAGATGTCGCTTCCGCCCTAACCATGGCTGGTGTACTCGATTATACCCCTGCACTCAACGCTAACCTTAACGTTGATGACACTGGTAACACCTTTGCTGGTGTTCTCCAAGGTAAGTATCGCGTATACATCGATCCTTATTCTGCAAACGCTGCAGACGTACAGTACTACACTGTCGGTTATAAGGGTGCTTCCCCTTATGATGCTGGTCTGTTCTATTGCCCATACGTTCCTCTCCAGATGGTTCGTGCCGTTGGTCAGGACACCTTCCAACCCAAGATCGGCTTCAAGACTCGTTATGGTCTTGTTGCTAACCCATTCGCCCAAGGTCTTG